AATGCCGTTCCCTTTCCGTAGCATCTTTTCAGCATCCCAAACCATACTCTGTATGACCTGAGTTTTACCCCTTTATTGATAACGGGGTGTACATCGAGTTTGCCAACTCCAAAGACCAACCCGCTTGTTGAGTCGTGCATTGCGTTTACCTTCTTTGAGATGAACCTTTGTCGCATAGGAAATCAGCCCGTCGAGGCTCGCCAGCACTAACTGACTTCCTCAAAGGCTCATTCCAAAGGGTTGGGTTCGACGTGGTTGGATGCGCTGCGGTGCGCGGTGAAATTTGGGCATAAAAAAAGCCCAAGGCGCTAACCTCGGGCTCGGTGTTCTGATAGGTCAAACGCAAATACGGCAACCTACACTAAATATATTGCTCATTTGTTCATTGAAATGCAAGCACGTTATGACTATTTTTTGCAATTTTCCTCATACTTTCGCGATCGTTAAACGCATTTTGCAGCGGCTGGTACAGGCAGAAGAGTGCCGCGTTGATAACCTGCTTAACTTCCCGCCGGATGGTTGAAATGCTGGGGTGCTTATACTGGTTTCCGGCGCGAGTCTTCATCAGGCGAGGTTTGCTCACAGCATGCTGCCATGAAGCGATCCTTATCTCGCTTGAGTTACAGACGTAATAGGCAAAAATCACCTTCCATGCGTTCTCATCTACGTTTTTCAGGTAATGTCGGATTACGGCATCAATCAGCAACCCATCATCATCGCTGCATACAGGCCTTGATGGTGCTTGCGGTTCAACCGTGGCCATGAACTTGGCAATCATATTTATCATCGCCTTGTCTATCTTCCCTGTCTGGCACCATGCGCCCCAAAGCTGGAGCCACTGATCTATCCACTGGTGCTGTTCGTTGGTTAATTCCAGTTTCATGCTGTCTCTCCCTGGGTCTGATAGATGCGGACAAAGTTTCTCAGTATGCGGTAGTCAACCAGTACGGTGCCGCGGTGCCGGCAGAGGCGGAGCTTTTGCCAGCGGTCGCGGATGCGTTCGATAACGTCACGGCTCATGCGGCCTCCTGATGGCGAGCGCGGCGCTTCTCCAGCGCGCGGGCTCTGCGGGTGAATATGGATTTGATGCGCTGCAGGTAGGGAATATCGAACCGGCGCGGCTCGTTATCAGCCTCAAGGCGCTCTACGCGAGCCAGGCCAATGCGCTCAATCAGGTGAATGCGGTATTCAACGGCATTTCCGCTCAACTGCCGGTTGCAGCGGGTGCAGGCGGAGTGGACATTGAACACGTTGAATTTCAGGTGCGACGCCGCGCCACGGGAACGGTAATGACTGGCGTCAATAGCACTGCCGGTCAGGTAGTTGCTCTTGCCGATAAGCGGGCCTCCGCAGCTGACGCAGGGCTTACCTTCATCACGAATGCGAATGTACCGGTTAAAGGCTGACTGAGCCTCCTTATCCCATTGGGCCTTTGTCTTGAATGACTCACGCTTGGCGCGGCGACGCTGGCGCCCCTCCTTCTCGGATTCGCGCTGGCGCTTCACCGCTTTGGCCTTCGCTGCTTCCCGGGCTTTTGCTGTCTGTTTTTTGCCGATCGCGCTGGCGCATTCAAAACTGCATACCACCTGCCCTTCCCGGGCAGGATGGAACCATTCGCGGCAGTGGGCGCATTTACGGCGCGCTGGTTTACGCATGTTCACCACCCTGGATCTGCACCAAGGTCAGGCGGCCGCAGAATACAGCCCCGGTGTCGATATACATCTGATTGGCGTACTGGCTTGGCTGATGTGTCGGGGTGTGCCCAAAAATAAACAGGTCTGCACCGGATATTTCATTCACAATCCCATCCTGAGCCGCGCTCACTCGCTCACGATTCCAGATCACCAGATCTGCGTCCACTGGCTTGTCGAACTCGTAATCATCGTCCGGGTAATCCGCGTGGCAGATGACGAACTTCTTGCCGTCCTTCTCCACCTCGATGATGAACGGCAGTTCTGCAACTTTGCGGATTAGTGACTTTGCCAAAATCTCCTGCTCCGGGTTGAGGAAGTAGTACCAGGTTCCGCCGTTCTGCCTCCAGTGCAGCTCCCATCGCCCATACCCAGCAGCAATGGCATCCAGCATCATCTGCTCATGGTTCCCTCTGACAGCCTTGAACCAGGGCATTGTGATTAGCTCAAGGCATGCGACGTTTTCCGCCCCGCGGTCGATAAGGTCACCTACCGAGATCAGCAGGTCACACAATGGGTCAAAGCGGACCCTTTCCAGCTCGTTCATCAGCAGCGTATGGCACCCATGCAGATCGCCAACAACCCAGATTTTGCGCCAGTCAGCGCCGTTAATGCGTTGATAAATGCTCATACAATTTTCCTTCTGGCAGCGCGGCGCAGCCAGCGGACATCTGCCAGGTGAGCCGTATAGTGAAAGGTGGGGATATCGGAAGGCTTAACTTCGACCTTGCGCTTGCGGCGAGCCGGCACGCGGAAGATGCCGCGTTCCATTACTTTGGCGAGAAGGCTGCTCATCAGGCCTCCTGCTTTTGCTGCAGTTGCTGATATTCGCAACCGTGTGGAATAGTGAGAGCCAGACCAAACTGAGCGCACCAGGCCTCTACTTTGGTCAGGAAGATGTGCATTTCGCCGGTATCAAGATCGGAGGTATGCCGGGGTTCCCACGTTGTAGTTTTCTCACCGGTGATGAAGTCGGTGTATGTCACCTCTTCACAGCCGAGATAGGTTTTTTTGAGATTGCGCTTAACCCACTCAGGAGTTGCGTCGGTACGTCCTGAGTTAATCAGGTATTCGCTGATTTCCGCGTACCACATGTGACTAAGTGCGTTCTGGCTCAGGCTGCGTTTTTCGCGCCACTCTTTGACCTGCAGGCGCAGGCATTTCCCGTCAGAGAGCTGCTCCTGAAGAATCTTGCCTATAGCGCTGAAGTTGCCGCTGTGCAGCTTGATGCCGCATTGAGGGATGTTCACGCTTCACCTCCGCAGAGGCTAAACGCTGAATGCAGAAAATCGCCGGTGGCCTTCGCCATCGGTGACAGGTTTTGCTGTACGGTTTTGTGCGCCATGTGTCCCCACTTGGCGCCGGAAGTAAGTCGTCAGTTGCTCAGGCTGACCAGGTAATTATCGCCAGTTACGGGGATAAAAGCAAAATGAGCATATACGATAAAACCCCTCCGGAGAGGGGTTTGATTTCAACTGGAGGCTTTGCGTTCTGCGGGGGGGGGGTTAGGTACCTGTGAATAAGCCGGATAAATCTATTCCGGTGATGAATATTCAGTGAAACATTTCGGCATTGCATTTGAAATCTGCACTGAAAATGTCTTACCTACCCATGAGGTTATCTGGCAGGTGAAAAGCCATGGCTTTGGATAGGACAGTTTAATTTCTGCGTCCGGGCAAACCGCCCATACACCTCTCGCCAGTTTTTCCGCCATCTCTTGGCTTTGCGCCTTGATAGTAATGACTTCTTTACTCACCTTTCACCTCTACGCATTGAACATTATCTACGCTTGGCGAAACGTCGTCCCAGGACCTCTTATCATCTGCAACTTTCATCGCCTTAATGGCTGCTTTGCACTGCTCCATACTCTGCATGGGAACCGCCTGCATATTCGATGTATTGCTGCTGATGACGAAAATCAGGAATAAGTACGGCATCACTTCACCTCCTGCGGCGCTGCTGGCAGCGGCATCCAGTGGGTTACCAGCCAGTTAAATTCATTGCTCCATTCCCCACCCTGATACGTGGCTATTGCCAGGTGGTCACAATACCCATCTATCCTTGAAGCGTTTGCCCATACCAAATAGTGGCCTTCGGCTTCCGGCATCCGCTCGCTTACCGGAATCCATCTATCTGCAACAGTATCGACGCTCTGTATCGAGTTGAGAGCGGGGGTATCATGCGGGGCGGCTGCGAGCATTGCGGCGCGTACAGCCCGCGCAATGCGTTCTCGCAGTTGCTGAGTTCCATGATATTCGATCGCGATATCGCGCAACTGGTTGACCAGCTCGCGGATTTCATGGTCTTTCATGACTTACCTCCGTTGAGCATAGCGGCGCGGCAGGCGTTCCACATATCCGCACCAATGCATGCCGCATACTCGTCAGGATTTGACGTTGGCAGGATGCGCTTTATCGCTTCAATGGTCGGTTCCATTACATCCGGCACTACCGGCGCTGGCTGCACTGGCGGCATATCTGGACCTTTGCGAATAGCTTTTGCCAGCTCGATAGGGTCATCGTAAAGCCAGTCTCCGGTCTCAGGGTGATTGGCTTCTGCCAGTCGAGCGGCCCACTCCAGACCGTCTTTGTGTCCCTGCAGGTAGTCAAGAGGCAGTTCAACCGACTCGCTGCTGTCCATTGCGGCCAGCGCCATACGGGCCAGTTCTCGTTCTTCTGATGCGCTCGGCTCTGGTCCGTTGCCCAGGAAAATTTGCTGTGCGCGCTCTCTGGTTATGGTTGATTTGGTCATTGGTCACCCTTAGGCGTGCATACGCCACGTAGAGAAACGTCGGCATTGTTTACCTTTTTCACTTCGGCAAATGCAGCTCGACAGGCGGATTCTGTTTGAAACTCTTGAGTGGTAATGGTCGGGTTTTCGTAACCGCCGAACATCCAGATAATGAGCACCCACATCACTCAATCTCCACCTTGATGCCAGCGGCGGCCAGCGCTACCTTTACGTCTTGGCTGTAGTTATAAACGCCATCAGACCAGACATATCTGTCCCCAGATACAATCTGCCGTAAGTCTGGCAGCTTCACGGTGCGGGCCTCCAGCCCGGCGATGCGCTGGCGCAGTGCTGTGTTATCGTCGAACAGCTCACAGATGTGGCGATTCTGCTTGCGAACGCGATTTTCGCTTTCAGTCATTTGCTGCTGCGCCTTCTCCAGCTTTTCGCTGTTAGCCTCAGCTGTTTTTCTCCACGTTGCGCAAATACGTTTCTCTGATTCCAGTGCCTCTACCAGCTCAACGTTTCGTTTTCCTTTGGCCTCAACCTGTCGATACAGCTCATCCCAACTTTTTGAGTTGTCGCGCACCAGACTTGTCACGCGCTCTTCACGTGACTTGTAATACTCCAGCGCCTCTACCAGCGCGAGAACGTTGGCAGGGTTAGCGGCCTGGACGAACTCGCGGTTCTCCGCTGCATCTGGACCTACGAAGTGCGCGATGATGAATCCGCCGTTGGCCTGGTCATTTGCGCTACAACACGCTTCCCAGCCGTCGCCAGATTCTTTAACCCAGTCGCCGTTACTCGCTTTCTCTGCTGCCGCTTTCAGGCTCTGCGCCAGTTCGGTGATATCAGTTGTCATGCTGAGACTCCTTGAGCAAGAGAATCGCGGATTTTCACGGTCTCCGCGTTGTATGCGTTGGCATAAGCCATACGGCGCTTATCCATCAGGACGACAAGTCGATACGCTCGAAATGCATATTTGCGGTCGCCTTCCCGGCCTTGCTCACGGAGGTGGTCACGCAGCATCGTGAGGAAATACGAATGACCTTCGCCATCGATATCGTCAGGCCAATCAGTTTCGTTAAGCAGCCAGTCACGCGCTTCTGCGCATTTCTGGCATGTCTTGAAGTTGCTGGCATCACCATCCTGGACGACAAAAACTTTCTCGTAGGTATCGCCTGGATTAATGGCACCGTAACATTCACAGCAACGATGTAACTTGCGAGCCTTAACTTGCGATGAAGTATCAAAGTTGCTCATGCTGCTCGCTCCTGTTTCGGCATAAGCGCATCGCGGACGCTCTGGCGGTAGTAGTGGTGAAAGGCGAAAGTCAGGCCGAGTTTTGTAGCGCTCTGGTTCTTCTCGCTCAGCAGACCAAGGCGCACGCAGATAGTCGTTGACGTCCAGCCAGAGTGATAACCGGCGGCGCGCTTCATGACGGTTTCCGCCAGGATGGTGCGAAAGTCGTCGCGCCCGAAATTAGTGTTTTCGAATGCGGCGTTGATTACTTCGTCAGTGAGATGTGCATCGATAGCATGACTCATTTGTCGGCCACCTCGCGCAGCTGCTTGGCGAATGCGTTGGCAATTTCAACGTAGTCCTGATGCCTTCCACGTGACTCAAGCTTTTTCGCGAACTTCTCAACTCCGCGCGCCTCAGCTTCGGCTACGATGCGATCGGTGGAGGGGGTTTCGATATTGTTGAGAGCGTCAGTAAAACCGCCCCTTTCCATGCCAAGTTCGGCTTCATAGTCGGCATCAAATGCAGCGCTTTTGCAGAAATTCTTCAGCGCCACATTCTCCGCAGCCAGCTGCTGGTACGCTTTCGCCAGCGCCATAACCTTTGTCTCTTTGATCGACAGCTCGCCTGCGCTCTCCAGGGAGGCGATGAGCTCGTTTACTGCCTGTAGTGTGATAGTCATTTGGAGGCTCCTTCGGTAAGCATGGCGATGATTTCTTCCGGGGTTTCTTTCACGTCAATGCGTTCTCCGGAGGTCATTTTCAGGATTGTCAGACCGGCGAAATACATGCTGACGATGTGACCTTCTGCAACAAATACAGGCTCGTAGACTGTTTCTGGTTCCCAACCGTATGCACCCTGGTGCTGTACCACGATTTTTTGTGTTAATTTCAGAAAAATCATTTTCTTACTCCCGCCAGGCACTGGTTAAACAGGTTGGTCATCGGGTTTACGCCGCCAGGACGCTGGCGATAAAACTCCGGATCGCTTTCGGTGACAGCCGTCGTGTCAATCAGGGTGTAGCGAAAGCTGCGACATTCCCCTTCACGCTTAACCTGGCCGTCTTTGTTCAACTGCCACAGGGAGGAATTGACCACTGAAGAGTCAAGACCGGTACCGCGGCGGATATCCTGAAAGCTGCAGCCAGGATGCTGGCCGATGAAGTTAATAACGGCTTGTTTGCCCGAGTTCTTTTTCATCAGATAAGCCCTCTCTCTTTCCCGCGCAGGTATTCATCCCGCAGCCACTGAGCTGGAGTTAACGCACCGAGCGATGCCGCATTTGGCATGCATCCGAAGCTTTTGCCTTCAGGGTGAAAACCCTGCTGACGGCTGACATGGTTTGTCGGAATGGCTTCCTGGTTGTTCTCCAGAGCCAGTACCGGCGACGGTATTTGTTCTCCGGCGGCGACTTTCAGCGCCCAGTCTTCCAGCTTTTTAGCGGCATATTTCTCGGTTTCTGCCTCGCTGAGCTGGCGCTGGTACATTGCTCGCCGGGTATCGGTAACAACCCAGTACATGACAGGGTGAGACCACGGGAAGCGCTCAGCACCGCCGGTATGCAGCCCTTTTTCACGGCTGTAGCGGTGGAACTCGTTCATCACGTCGACAAGAGTCACGCCGAGCACAGTGCCGCTGTCCTTGCACCACTTGATGAACTGGCCCGGCGATGGCCAGAACGGCGATTCGCTGGCTCTCGCATGTCGCACTCCTGCGGATAACTGCTCGCGGGTGCGGATCCCGTTTTCGGCAAAAGCTGCAATCCACTGGCGCTTCGCTGTCTTCTCTTCGGCGTCGGTGCGCAGATTGGTCTGCGTTGACGCCGGGAAGATCTGCTTCAGCTGACGGAACAGGGAGTCAACCAGCCTTTCAGCTTCGAAATCGAGAAGCCTCTGCGGCTCCGTGCTACCTGCGGCCATTCTGGCCAGCGCATCACCATCGCGATTGCTGATCGCGGTCATAAGCTGAGCGGTCATATGAAGTCCTTCCAGCCTTCAGGGCTGTTCCAGTGTGGGGAATCAGGTTCGCTTCTCTGGCGCCCGGAAAGCGGATTAACTCTCGCGTTCCTGAGCCACACCCGGAATGCCGAGTTCCAGTCGATCAGCTTTGTGCCGCGGGCCTGGTGATAATCACGAAAATTCAGCAACTCGGTTTCAATGTTGATCCCTTTCTCCGAGGCAATCGCAATGTGATCTGCCGATGGCTTGAAGGCAGGAGGGAAAGGTATTTCCCCGTTGGGTGAAATCCCGATCCGTCGCTTTGCAGCCTCGCTGATAAACTGCCCTCGCGCAGAGAGAGAGTCTGGTTCAGTGACTGGTTCAAAAGAGTGACTGGTTCTGGTGCCATCTGGTGGCATAGGGGGTGTGCCATCAGATGGCATAGGGGGTGCTATTTCATGGCATACCCCTGTGCTTTTTGATGGCATAGGGGTAGCATCAAGGTTCAGATAATACACGTTGGATGTATTACCTTTCCCGTTGTTGACCCCTACGCGATTTTCACGCTTGAGCAGCCCCATATCCTCAAGCGCATCAATATGGTTGCGAACAGCGGATTTGCTGCATTCGCACTGATCGGCGATGTGTTGATACGAAGGCCAGCATTCGCCCTTGTCATTGGCGTTGTCGGCCAGCTTGATAAGAACGAGCTTACGCAGTGAGTTTCCCACTTTGACCCCCATTGCTTTCGCCATAAGTGACATGCTCACGTGCTACCTCCGGATTGTTTACTCTTACAGATTTACCAGGCATAATTACCTCGCAATTACCTCTTCGTTTTTGCACCTGAAAGCCGTTAGTGTTCCAGCACTGCGGCTTTCGCCTTTCCGTTCCCACTCATGCCTCAAAGTCACCTTTCTCTCCCGGCCTGTTAGAAATCAGGATGGCCAGCAGTAGCGACATGTTCGGCAGCAGATTTTCCCGCCAGCGACTCACCGTCGACTTATTCACTCCGGCCACTTTGGCGATATTCGTGGTTCCCAGTTCAGCTATCTGGCTGTGTAACCAGCTTTCTATCCTGCGAGCCTCCACTTTGTTGCGTGTCGTTGAACTCTCCATTTGTGATACTTCCTCTGGTGTTGTTTGGAATGGCCGCTGGTTAGGCGGCCGGTGAATGCGCGCTCAGCAACTGAGCAAGGTCAGGCCTGATCTCTGCCGCCTTAATCTTGCCGTTGGTCGCAGACACGATTTTCATTACATAGCGAGCGTCAATTCCGCCGCCATGCAGCCAGCGCCAAACTGTCGGCTGCGCTACGCCACACAGATCGGCCAATTTTTTCTGACTGCCAGCGATATCAATTGCCTTCTGGATGGTTTTGTTCGTCATGTTCCAATTCCTATAAGTATTGGTGCAAAATGATAATAGCAATGCGTATTGGTTTTAGCAATAGCAAAACGTGTTTTGACCAGTAATACGCAAGCGTATAAATTTGAGATTATGAAAAAAGAAACTCTTGCAGATCGTTTAAACGAGGCCATGGCTTCGGCTGGAATGTCACAAGGGGCGCTTGCGAAGGCCTCAGGTATTGCTCAGCCAACCATTTGGCGCCTGGTGAGTGGAAACGCCAGGGGTTCAACAAAAATTGTCGAGATAGCTAATGCTTTGGGCGTCAGGTCTGAATGGTTATCAACCGGAAATGGACCGATGCGCGATGACGGCCAGCTCCCTCGCGCTGCCCAGGTTAAAAGTCAGGATACTGATGCATTCAGGATTGATGTGCTGGACCTTATGGTTAGTGCAGGGCCGGGCATCGTGAACCAGGAGTTCGTCGAGATTCTCCGTTCTGTTGAGTATGAGCCAGCTGAAGCCCGCCACATGTTCGATGGACGTAAGGCTGAAAGCATCCGGATCATCAACGTCAGGGGTGACAGCATGTCCGGCACGATTGAGCCGGGTGATCTGCTGTTCGTCGACATCAGCGTTAAGAGCTTCGACGGCGACGGGATATACGCCTTCCTGTACGACGACACTGCTCACGTCAAGCGCCTGCAGAAGATGAAGGACAAGCTGCTGGTTATCTCAGATAACAAGAGCTATGCAGCCTGGGACCCGATCGAAAAAGACGAGATGAACCGGGTGTTCGTGTTCGGCAAAGTTATTGGCAGTATGCCCCAGACTTACCGAAAACATGGTTGATACAGCAAGGAGTGCAGTTCATGATTGAAGAAAAAATTCTTATCCTCTATCCCACGCTAGTCCAGGCGGGGCTTGCCATAACAGCCTATATGGCTCCAACGCCACTTATAACAGTAGGTAGCTTTGATTCTCCCTTGTCTTTTTATATAACTATGGCTGTTTTCCTAGATTCATCAAAAGAGTATGTAACTACCCTTGACGTTAAGCATAACGGTGATTCAGTTTTAGACTCGAACGCAAACAATGACGAAAATCATTCGCAAAATTTTATGTTCACAAAACCTGATGAGAACAGTCTCCTTGTTGGAACTCAGTTGCATCTAAAAGGAGTTAAGCCTACAACCCCAGGTACATATGACATAACTTTGGAGTTATTTGAAATAGATGAACAAAGCAGGCAGCATTTGGTTGATGAAAAGACTTGCTCTATAGTAATCGTTAAAACAACGTTGAGGGATCAATAGTGACAGCAAGGATGTACAAGCTGAGGCCTGAAGATGAAGAACGAATCCCTCAACTACATAATAATGATGATGGAGGGGGCGGAGGAGACGATATGCTTCAGAGAGTGAAAGAACTTGAAAACAAAGTCGCAACCCTTGTAACCGATGTTGCAATCATCAAAGACAAGCTAGCTTCCAAGGAAGATATTCAGTCAGTAAAGACAGAGCTACATAAGGAGTTGAATGCTCAAACATGGAAAATCATTACAGCTATAGTGATAACCGTGTTACTAGCTGTTTTTTCTAAATATTTAATTAAATAACCCGGCCACCGCGCCGGGTTACTTTTTATTAGCTTTGATCTATGATGGTGGCTCTAAACATAGATAGATTTCCACCTTCTTATCCCCTCTCCCGAAAGAGGGGATTTTTTTTAGGCTACTCCTTCCCAAAAGATATCAACCGCTTTATAGCCTCCAGCTTTCCGGTCTGTCTACGCAA